TGAGGGAAGCAACAGTAATATAAGAATTACCTGAAGTACCAGAAGCGGTAGCTGCTGTGCTGTCCGAGCCTTCTCCTCTATCAAAAGTACCAGAGTAAGGGCTCCGGAAAAAGTCAATACCGGCCATTTTACCAAGGCTGTTGGAGGCAAGACCAGCAGGACGGTTCGGACCGTAATCAGCCGAAGTGAACTGTGCAAGAGCAGCAAAACTTGCATGGGAAGTAGAAGATATGATGCCAACAAGCTGACTAATGTCACCCTTGTTATCAAAAATCTTCTTCTCGGCAGCAAGAATGTGAGCCTGGGTAGAAGGAGCATTACCAGCAGTACCTGTTAGGTTGCGGGCAAAACCACCAACTGCACGGGCCAGGGCGTAGTCTTCGATTTTAGCTACAAGGCCACGTACCGACGGCATAACAACAAGGGTGTTGAAGTCATCAACACTAAGGGTTAGTTCATCAGAGGTAAGGTCCTTGCGAACGTAAAAATGTTTTTCCAGGGTTACGTCAACCGAAGTTTCTGTCAACGCATCGGCTGTAGTAGTAGAAGTAAATTCCGAAGCGGTAGCTACGGGCGGTACTTTTACCTTAACAGTGCTGCCAACTTTGCTAGCAAAACGGCTCTCAATAGAGCGGTTAGCCAAATTTGCTACAAGGAGATCATCCTTGAGGATCAAATTTGCGTCACGAATAACGTCTTGTGGGGTAATAAATGTATTAGACATGCGTACATCTCCTTAAAAAAAGTAAAACAATTGTATACAAAATAGATAGTATACTTATGATATTAAAATATTAGCCGGTTATTCGGGATGGCAAACTCCTCCACTTCAATACACCTCCAGGGTGTTAATAAACAGGTCTATTCATCTTTCGAAGAATAGCTAATCTTGCTGCGTTTTCATCTCCACCTGCTGCTTTATGGTCACCAGCGGCAGAATCCGCCCCTCCCTTTTGGTTTGTTTTTACAATATCTGGGCGACTTTCCATAAAACTTTTTATCCCCGCTTCCATATCCACCTTATCTTCACCCTTCAAAAATACAACGGTATCATTATCAAGTGTAACGGAACCATTTGCAATGAAAGAGTCTATGATAAGATCGTGGCCATAGATGTGAGGTTGCAGTTTTGCTCCAAGTATTTCCTTTATCTTGGATTTATTATTCTTATCCTTTAACTCGGCCGCTAACTTTCTTTCCTGTGCCAGTTCCCCGGCTGTCTTCTCGTAATTAGTTCTAAGAGCCTGGAAGTCCTTGGTCAAAGTCTCTAAAGTTATTTTAGTTTCTTTATTTTTTCCCGCCTCTTCCTTGGTCTTAGTGATAGTTTCAATATAGGTATCGAGATCATTCTCATCGGAATTATAACCTAATTTTTCAAAGGCTATCTTAAACTTCCGTAGATTCTGGGCTTCTTTATTACTCTTTTGGCTCTCCGATATACCCTTAAGTTTTTCAGTCTCAATGGCCTGATAGATACCCTCAATCATATCCCCACCATTTTCCATCTTACTTAGGGTCTGTTTAATTTCTTCAATTGTCTTTGGCACAACTACCTCCTGGGTTTAAAAATCGGCGTCAAGCCGCTATAAATTTATCGGGTATTTCCGATTCAATTTGCACTAATTTGAAATCAGGATCCAGTTCAATATCGGGATCCATATCTTTTAGTTCACCCCTGTATATAGGAGCAAGGCTACACATGCAGTTTGGGTGCGCAGGGTATTCAGGTCCCTCGTCTTTAGGATAACCGCCAGGTCCTAACCCGTACGCATCCAGGTCTGCATTGTAATCACATATGTCTTCTATTCCATGACCGGATGATAGAATCCACCTAAAACCTACCGAGTCATCATCCGATAAGTTTTTTGCATGAAATCCTATACCATAAGCCTTGGCCGATTCCGAGCGTGCTACACGTTGGGCATTATAATTAGCCTTGGCTTTTACAGCCCTTTCAATTGCACTATCCAAACTACTGCTACTAAACTCCTTGGTCTTTGACAATAGATTGTTGTATGCTTTTGAAAGCCGTGTATCAACTGTTGCATCACTACCCTGTTTAACTAACTCTTTTTTTAAATTATTTATATTCCTACCTGCATCAGCTAAAGAACTTTTATATTCTTTGAATGATGGAATAGAAGTATCTCCACCAACAATCTTTTTTGCGGCTGAGGTCAACTTGTTTATGTATAGCGGGACATCAGCTTTTGTTAAACCTTGTGTGGTCAAAGATCTTGCTATTTTTTGAATAGAATTACTCTGATCCAGGTTAGTTTTTATAGCATTTTTTATGGCCGCTATCATATTTATATTATTTATTTTTGAAGATAGTTTTAAAGAACTACCCTTAAAAGACTTAGAAAGATACCACTCCTTAAGAGCTATCTGCTTGGGTACATCAATCTGTAGTCCAGTTTTTACCATAGATGCAATAGCAAGATCCGCTATAGTTGATTGAAGTTTTACACCAATGTTTAAATCCTTCATAGCCCTGGGTACCGCTACATTATAAGACATACCCTTACCAATGTACTCCTTAATCCTTTGCACAACCATAGTAGTTGTATGGGCCCATGCTTGATCCCATATTGCTATGTCTTTTACTATAGGATTCGTCTTAGGCATTATAAAGCATCAGTACTTTTTGTTAGTGTAAATTGACCAGAGGTAGATGGACTATTGGCCTTATTGATATGGTCAAATTTGTCCAACATACTCTGTATCAACCTTGTAATCCGAGATAGCATTGCAACAAGAATTAATGTCTGAAGAAAAAACATTACCATAATAGTAGCTATAATCATTCGTAGTCTCCAATCATATTTGTTGAGTCAGTAGATGTTGAATCACTACCAAGTTCCATGTTACTTGTAGAATCACTACCAAGTCCCATGTTACTTGTAGAATCACTACCCATATCTGGTATAAGTTTATCAGAGGCAAGTTCGTCTTCAGCATCCTGTTTAATTTCTTCTATTATTTCATCTATATCCTCTTCGGATTCCGAGTCATTAAAAAGTAAGTGTGCTATCTTCTCCTGGATCTTAGCACGCATACGTACAGGAGGATTCTGGGTCAAAGCCAAGTCATATAATTTAAGTTCATCCATTTTATTATTGGGTTGAAAATCCTCGGGATATTCAACTATGTAAATAAAATCTTCATTAGTGTACAACATAAACAAATCAGCAATTTTTTCTTCCAAAGTACAAGCCAAGTAGCTAGTACGTTGTAGCACGGACTCGTGGGAGAAAAAATCCCACTGCATAGCAACACCGCTACTGCCCGATTGTACTCCTGTGACCCCCTGTTGCTCAGCCATCCTGAAGAGATCTTCTCGCATTTTGTCGCCATTTTCTATTAGCCCCCTTAATATTGTTGGATCAGGTGATGCAAAGCCCGGAGCTAATGTAGAACCAGTTGGAACAAACAAAACATTTTTATCCCCAAGAGTTAGGTTACCAACGTTATCACTTTGTACGTAAAAAACCGAAAACCCTTGACTTCGTTCCTGGTCACGTATCTCAGCGTCCTTGTTGAAGATAGCATGATTCAATTTTGCAATGTCATATAATGGTGGGTCTACAAATATATTTGTAGCTGTTTTTCTTTTTGTGGAGTATAGTATTATAACAGGTATAGTACCAAGATTGTGCTGAAATCTTGGACCTATTTCTTCGTAACCATCTCCAGTCTGCTTAACACAAACGGAATATTCTGCTGTCCACTTCCTATAGTAGTACTCTGAATCTTCCTGGTCTTCGGTAAAAACTATCTCAATTAAATTACCAAATTTATCCGTTTTGTAATAAGCTATTTCATATGCCTTCTTTAAATACACGTAAGGAAATTTACGCTGATCCTTGGCCTCTAATCTTGTCTTGGGTGTTTCAATAGAGTTATCCATCACTACACAAACCATACCATGTAAGCGACTATACTCTATTGCTTCTTTTGTGAAATCCTGTAGCCATTGTCCGGCGTTATCACAATCATTAATAAAATCTGCAAAAAGGGAATCACCCTTTGGTTTATTATCACCATCTGCTATTTTCCTAACTGCTTCCTGATTAAACACGGGCTCTATCATAGCACGTACTATCGGTCGCAGAAAGTTACGGTAAAAGCAAAGTTCCTTACGGCTTTCAAAGAATACTTCTCTTGGGTGTGGAATTAAATAAGTTCCGTCCCTATAACCATCGGACCCGTCGTAAGAATGCTCCATAAACTTATATATGTTTAAAGAGTTTACTTTTACAGCTGTATTAGTAGACGCTAATGATGGGTCTACCTCTGTTGAAACCATCAATTGATCTATTGTTTTTTGAGACATTTTAAAACCTCATCCTTGTTGCAGTAACAGTTTGTATGTCACCTTTACCAACTACAGCATATCTGCGGGCATCCATAAGGTGATCTAATCCCGATAATTTTTGAGTCAATTGTCCGTTCTTGTCCTGTATCCAGTGGTAATTTCTTTGCTCTTTAATCCCGTTTAAACTTCTCTTGGTCCACTTATGTTTATATTCATTGACCTTGTTAACACCAAATAAAATAGCATTAGAAGCCGGCTTAATGTTGTAACCAGCTCTCCTAATTACTTCGATAGCCTTGGGTTGTGATGGGTCAGCAAATATTTCATCATAATTTTTCTTTAAGTTAAGCTGTTTAAGTCTTTCTACAAAATCTTGATCCGTTAACCCCGTCTCGTATACAAGTTCATCACATATCAATTCCTGGGGTCCATGTAATGTATTACGTAACATACATTTTACAAAGGCTGTCGGGTCCCCACTAAAACCGAAATCCAGACCGAAAAAGCAAGGGCCGTCCTGGTATTCATCAATCAGGTCCATGTTAGGGTGTACACGGCCCGTTATATTACCTGTTAACCCCTCTCCGTAAACCCTCCACCAGTTAGGGTCCGTCTCTTTCCTTAACTCTATTTTCCTGACCGTCTCTGGGTCTAAGAACTCCAATCCATCTTTATACGTGCTATGTATGTACTCACTGCTGGGTAGTGTTTTATATTGCTCTATCCAAAACTCTTCAGAAGGATTGTAGTCTACCCATACCGTTCCTGACGTTCGGGTATCCGCCTCATCAAAGGATAATTTGGAAATGTTGTTTACCTCGTTGCAAAATAAGTTGTTTCTGCGACCACCCCTTAACTTACGACTATCGTCCGCAGAGAAGAACTCAATTTCGCTTTTACCCAATCTATAGATACGGTCTGTGGCATTATAATGGGTATCGTCATACCTATCCCCCATTATAACCCTAAAGTCCCGTATAACGCCTCTCTTGAGGTGCGGGATAGATTCGCTTATTATACTTGTTAATGTTTTCTCCTTAGCATACTCCGCAATAATAGTTACCAATTGCAAAATTGAGAAAGTCTTGGTAGAAGAGGTCCCACCCTGATTTATGATTAGGCGTTTGCCGGCATCATAAGCCAATAAATTTTTTTCAAAGATCGTGGAGGTTTTCATCTCCATTACTTAGGACCCATTATCTTGGCCAAAGCATCGGCCGTCTTTTGTGTCGCAACTACGATGGTTGTTGGTTGAGCTGCTGGTATACCCTCGTGCTTAACCCGCTCGAGTAATAAGGCCTGAGTCTTACATAGTAGCTCCAGACCCTTTAACCTATCCCAGGCCTTGGACTTATCATCGTCGATAACGCCCTGTATCTTCTCTTTTATTTTTTTTGCATCCCAAATGGTATCCGATACCGTCTTAGATAATAAGAACTCTATACGTGCCAAAACAAATTTATTGTTCTTAAGTCTCCAACCTACTGCATCGGTGTGTTTGTATCCACAAGCCTTAGCAGCCTGAGAAGCATTTTGAGATTTTATATATTCGTGGCAGAATTGTTCGAATCGTAATCTACGGCAGGGCTTAGATCCATCTATGTTTATTTTTGATTGGGCTCGCTCACCTTGAAACGCCACACAACCTCCAGGGTAACGTAATACAACTCATCCTCCAGGGATTTTAATACATGTTAAAATATTAAGTAATTATTAACATAACAATTATTTATAAATAATTCATTCCTTTATAATTGAATTCCCCGTTAGTTTAACCAGTTAGTTTTTACCAACATAATTCTGTTTTTATGTGAAATTTATAATTATACCACTTTTTCTCAAAAAGATAATTTGGTTTTAATGGAATTATCTTTTTCCACTTTTTCGATTTTTATTCATAAGAATACCCATATATGCTTACCCGGTTTTATCTCTATATAAATCAATGACATAAACTGGGTAAGACCCCTTTACCGGGTAATACCCAGTTACATAAGCATCTAAACCGGGTAATACCGGGTATTACCCCCTTACCCGGTTTTAACTATATATAAATCAATGACTAAACATACTAGGTAATATATATATAAAATATATTCTTATTAAATACTTCTTAGCAGCTTTTTCAGGTTTCATTTCT